ATCAAGGTGAAAGGCGAAGGCGAGTGGCACAGACGCAAACACGGCGCCTCGAAGTGCCGTGTCTGGCGCAAGATCCACATCGGCATAGACGAGGAAACGCTGGAGATCCGGGCCGTCGAAGTCACCTCCAGCAATGCAGGCGACGCGCCGATGCTGCCTGAGCTCCTGAAGCAGATCGGCCTGGATCGGCAAATCGCCACGGTCACTGCCGACGGCGCCTATGACACGCGCGCCTGCCACGACGCCATCGCCGACCGCGGCGCGGCCGAAATCATTCCGCCGCGCCGCAACGCCATGCCATGGAAGCGGGACAGCGCCGGAGCCCGCGCACGAAACGAGATCCTGCGAGCATCGAAGCCCCTCGGCCGGGCACTCTGGCGGAACTGGAGCGGGTCCCACCGCCGGAGCAGGGTCGAAACGAAAATGAACTGCGTGAAACTGCTCGGCCAGAGGCTGATGTCACGGGACTTCGACCGCCTGGTTGCCGAAGTCCAGATCCGGGCGGCGGTCCTCAACCGCTTCACGGCGCTCGGCATCCCGCTCACCGTGGCCATGGGATAAGTGTGTCCGGGGAAAGGGGAACTGCGGTCGTCAGCTGATTTGCGCAACAGCGCCGCGTTCGTGGCCCGATACCATTCGACAAGCGGGGGCAGGGGCGTTCGTGCCGGGCCGGTGCGTGAAGCCCGGTCCGCGTTCCGCTTGACGGATGCGGGCGGTCTTGGGGCATGGGGCATCGGACGCAAGGCGGTTTGCGGGATACCTGCCCGGACCACGCCGGGTTGTGCAATGTTAACTTCTTGTTAGCATTAAACTTCTTGACTCTGCGAGCGGTCTGGGGTATACCTTCGGGCATGCTGGAAGACGTGGGTTTGGCGGCCCGGGGGACCCCCGGAGGCCGCCTTTTTGTTGTCTTCTTCCTGCGCTGGGCGGACCAATCAGGCAGATGCGATGACAAATGATCCCTCTCCTGAAGCGGGCGGCGCGGCGGCGTGGGCGCTGCTTGAGGAAGCAGAAGAACATTACAGGCGCACGATCCGCGCCCTGAACGAACTGATCGAGGAAATCGAGGCTGGAAATTCCGAGCGTGCCCGCATGCTGCGCGGGGCGTTGAACGATCTCGGGAAGGCGGCACAGACGGCGTTCGACGAACGGCAGCGGGTTGAGAGGCGGCTGAATGCAGAAAGCGGGTCTGAAGGCGGAATCCAAGCGCTTGATCTTGAACAGGCACGCCTTGAAGTCGGGCGCCGACTGGATCGCCTGCGCGACACCCGAGATGCAGGCCGCCTTTCTGGAGGGGTTGAATGACTCGGCGCTGCTGGCGCTGCCGTATCTGTTCGAGTTCTGGGCGTTGCCACATCAGCTGCCGCCCGAGGGCGAGTGGCGGTCCTGGGTGATCATGGGCGGCCGGGGCTCGGGCAAGACGCGGGCCGGATCTGAATGGGTCCGGTCGCAAGTCGAGGGCGCAAGGCCGCTTGACGAAGGCCGGGCCCGGCGGGTGGCCCTGGTCGGCGAGACCGTCGACGAGGCCCGCGAGGTCATGGTGTTCGGCGAAAGCGGCATTCTGGCCTGTTCGCCTCCCGACCGGCGGCCGAACTGGGAGGCAACGCGGCGGCGGCTGGTCTGGCCGAATGGTGCGGTGGCGCAGGTGTTTTCGGCGCATGACCCGGATTCGCTGCGTGGGCCGCAATTCGAAGCCGCCTGGTCGGACGAGCTGGCAAAATGGAAGCGGGCCGAAGAGACCTGGGACATGTTGCAGTTCGGGCTGCGGCTGGGGCAGGCTCCGCGGCAATGCGTGACGACGACGCCGCGCAACGTGGCAGTGCTGAAGTCGATCCTCGCGAACCCCTCGACCGTGGTTACCCACGCGCCGACCGAGGCCAACCGGGCCAATCTGGCGGCCTCGTTCCTCGAGGCGGTCCGGACCCGCTATGCGGGCACCCGGCTCGGGCGGCAGGAACTTGACGGCGTGCTTCTCGACGAGGCGGACAGCGCGCTTTGGACGCTGAGCCGGATCGAGGCGCTGAGGGTCGACGAGGCGCCGCCGCTGGACCGGATCGTGGTTGCCGTCGATCCGCCGGTCACGAGCCGGGAAAGCTCGGACGAATGCGGGATCGTGGTGGCCGGGGTCAGGATGCAGGGGCCGCCGCAGACCTGGTGCGCCTATGTGCTGGAGGATGTCAGTATCGGCGGCGTCGCCCCGACGGCGTGGGCGACGGTCGCAATCGAGGCGATGGAGCGCTATGGCGCCGAGCGGCTGGTCGCCGAGGTGAACCAGGGCGGCGATCTGGTCGAAACGGTGATCCGCCAGCTCGACCCCATGGTGCCTTTCCGCGCGGTTCGCGCGACGCGGGGCAAGATCGCCCGGGCCGAGCCGGTGGCCGCGCTTTACGAGCAGGGCCGCGTCAGGCACCTGCGGGGTCTGCAAGTTCTGGAAGAGCAGATGTGCCACATGACGGCGCGGGGGTACGAGGGCAAGGGCAGCCCGGACCGGGTGGATGCGCTGGTCTGGGCGATCAACGACCTGATGATCGCCCCGGCGGCGCAGTGGCGGCGGCCGAGGGTGCGCGGGCTCTAATTCGGCACACCCGTCCTTGCGGGCCGGGCCGCGGCCCGGCGCCGGTCGAACCATGTTCGGACCTAATCGGGGACTGTCCCGGGTCTTCGCCGCTGCTTTTGGGCCGGTCGTCGGCAGAGCCGACGGAAATCGGAGGATGATCTGCAATGAAATTCAAACTTTTCCGCCGCGCGGCGGAACGACTGCCCGAAACCAAGGCCTCGGCCACCGGCCCGGTGATCGCCTGGGCGGGGGCGGGGCGCGCGGCCTGGACGCCACGCGATACGGGGTCGCTGATCAGGTCCGGGTTCAACGGCAATCCCGTGGGCTTTCGCGCGGTCAAGCTGATCGCGGAATCCGCGGCGGCGCTGCCGCTGATCTGCCAGGACGACGAGCGACGCTACGAGGCGCATCCCGTGCTGGAGTTGCTGAAGCGGCCGAACCCGGCGCAGGGACGCGCCGAATTGCTGGAGGCGCTTTACGGGCAGTTGCTGCTGTCGGGAAACGGCTATCTCGAGGCCGTGGGCGGCGAGGGCGGGCTGCCGTTCGAGCTGCATGTGCTGCGGTCAGACCGGATGCGGCTGGTGCCGGGGGCCGATGGCTGGCCGGTCGCCTATGACTACATGGTGGGCGCGCGCAAGCACCGGTTCGACATGACCGGGGCGGTTCCGCCGATCTGCCACATCAAGAACTTCCATCCGCAGGACGACCATTACGGGTTGTCGGCGATGCAGGCGGCCGCCACGGCCATCGACGTGCACAACTCTGCCTCGCGCTGGTCGAAGGCGCTCTTGGACAACGCCGCGCGGCCCTCCGGGGCAATCGTCTATCACGGCGGCGACGGCCAGTCGACGCTGAGCGAGGAACAATATGCCCGGCTGCAGGACGAGATGCTGTCCTATCATCAGGGCGCGGCCAATGCCGGGCGGCCGATGTTGCTGGAGGGCGGGCTCGACTGGAAGCCGATGGGGTTCTCGCCCTCGGACATGGAGTTTCAGAAGACCAAGGAGGCCGCGGCCCGCGAGATTGCCACGGCCTTCGGTGTGCCGCCCATGTTGTTGGGCATTCCGGGCGAGGCAACTTACGCGAATTACCAGGAGGCAAACCGTGCCTTTTACCGGCTGACCGTGGTCCCGCTGGTGGCCAAGGTCGCCGGAGCGGTGGCCGAGTTCCTGACCCATTTCGGCGGCGGCGCGGTTGCGCTCCGGCCCGATCTCGATCAGGTGCCGGCGCTGGCCGCAGAGCGGGATACGCAATGGAAGAGAATCTCCGAAGCCGACTTCCTGACCGAGGACGAGAAACGCGCGCTGCTCGGCCTGCCGAGGCGGCCGGAGGGCAGGTGAGGGTGGCCGGGCAACGGTCCGGCTCGCGGTTTCTCTACGCCCCGTTCGACGCGACGCATATCCGGATCGAGGCCAGCGAGCGGGTGATGGAGGAGCGCTGGAGCGCCCTCGAATACCGCCTGAAACGCATCGAGGAAATGCTGGACCAGATCGAAAAGCGCATGTGGCTGACGGTCTACGGGATCGTGGCGGTGATCCTGGCCGAGGGTATCGCCTCGATCCTGTCCGCCATTTCGACGCCTTAGAAGCGAAGAGGACAGAGGTGATGAAGGAGTACGAAAATGGCATCGCGCTCGAACGCAAGTTCTGCAAGAACGATGCCTTGCCGTTGGCGCTGAAGGACGGCGCGGTGATCGAGGGCTATGCCTCGGTGTTCGGCGCCGCCGATTACGGGGGCGATATCGTCCAGAGCGGCGCCTACACAGCCTGCCTGCGGCAGATGGGCAGCGAAGGTCGGCGGGTGAAGATGCTTTGGCAGCACGACCCTTGCGAGCCGATCGGCGTCTGGGACGAGGTGCGCGAGGATGCCCGCGGGCTGTATGTCAAGGGCCGTATCCTGACCGATGTGACACGGGGCCGCGAGGCGGTGGCGCTGGTCGCGGCGGGTGCCATCGACGGGTTGTCGATCGGCTATCGGACCAAGCGCGCCGGCAAGGATGACAGCGGGCACCGTCTGCTGGCCGAGCTGGAGCTGTGGGAGGTGTCGCTGGTGACCTTTCCGATGCTGGCCGACGCGCGCGTCGGCACCAAGGCGGAGGGCACCGCGGAGGAGCTCTTGCGCGACCTGGCGGAGGCCTTTGCGGGCGCCCGCCGGATGCTGGCCGAAGGCTAGCCCCCTCTTCAAGTCTCATTCCCAGACAGGACTGCCAACATGACCGAGACCGAAATCAAGGCCGGGCGGGCCCATGGTCCCGCTATGGAGATGCGTGAAGCTCTGGAGGACTTCCTGATCGATTTCAGGGGCTTCCAGTCGGAAGTGAAATCGAGACTCAAGCAACAGGAAGAGCGACTGACCATGTTCGACCGGAAATCACAAGTCACGGCGGGTCGTCCCGCCCTGTCCCGCGCCGTCGAGATCGAGGTGCCCCACAAGAAGGCCTTCGGCGCCTATCTGAGGTCCGGCGACGACGATGCGCTGCGCGGGCTCGAATTCGAGGGCAAGGCCATGTCGACGGCCGTCGCCGGCGAGGGCGGCTATCTGATCGACCCCGAGACGGCCAGTACGATCAAGTCGGTGCTGACCGCAACGGCCTCGATCCGGTCGATTGCCCAGGTGGTGACGGTCGAGGCCAGTTCATATGACGTGCTGGTCGATCATTCGGATACCGGCTCGGGCTGGTCGAGCGAGACCGGCAGCCAGGTCGAGACCGGGACGCCACAGATCGAGCGGGTGACGATCCCGCTGCACGAACTGTCGGCGATGCCGAAGGTCAGCCAGCGCCTGCTGGACGACAGTGCCTTCGATATCGAGGGTTGGCTGGCTGGCCGGATTGCCGACAAGTTCTCGCGGGCCGAGGCCGCGGCCTTCATTCTGGGCGACGGGACCGACAAGCCGCGCGGGTTTCTCAGCCATCCCAAGGTCGCCGAGGCGAGCTGGAGTTGGGGAAGCCTGGGCTATGTCGCGACCGGCGCCGATGGCGATTTCGACGTGGGCGCGCCGTCGGACGCGATCCTTGATCTGGTCTATTCGCTGGGCGCGGTCTATCGGGCGAATGGCAGCTTCGTGATGAACTCGAAGACCGCGGGCGCGGTGCGCAAGATGAAGGATGCGGACGGGCGGTTCCTGTGGTCGGACGGTCTGGCCGCGGCCGAGCCCGCGCGGCTGCTGGGTTATCCGGTGCTGATCGCCGAGGACATGCCCGACATCGCGCCGGACGCGACGGCCATTGCCTTTGGCGACTTCCAGGCCGGCTATACCGTCGCCGAGCGCCCCGATCTGCGGGTGCTGCGCGATCCCTTCTCGGCCAAGCCGCATGTGCTTTTCTACGCCACCAAGCGCGTGGGCGGCGATGTCAGCGACTTCGCCGCAATCAAGGTGCTGAAGTTCTCGGTCGCCTGACACCGGCGGATCGGGTCCCCACCAGCAAACCCGGCCCCGGTACCGGGCCGGTGAGATGCGCGCCGGCCCCCCGGGGCCCGCCCCGGTGCTCCCTCCATCGGAGCGGGACGGGCCGGCGCGCGTCAACCTCGCGTCGAGCGACAGCGGAGAGACGGAAAATATGATGCTGATAGAGCGGACGACGGTGGCGGCTGCGGCGCTTCCGCTTGCGCAGTTCAAGGCGCATCTGCGCCTCGGAACCGGCTTTGCCGATGCCGGGGATCAGGATGCCTATCTGGAGACGCTGCTGCGCGCGGCGCTGGCGGCCATCGAGGCGCGGACCGGCAAGGTGCTGATTTCCCGAAGTTTCAGCTATGTGCTTTATGGCTGGCGCCGGGGCGGCAGTCAGTCCTTGCCGGTCGCTCCGGTGCGGGCGGTGACCGAGATCCGGATCGTCGACCGGGACGGCGTGGCGGTGCCGGTCGCCCCCGAGCGCTATCACTTGCTGGCCGATGCGCATCTGCCGGTGGTGCGGGGCACGGGCGGCGCGATGCCCGGCATTCCCTTCGAGGGCAGCGCCGAGATCGATTTCGAGGCGGGCTTCGGTCCCGACTGGGCGGCGGTGCCCGAGGATCTGGGCCATGCCGTGCTGCTGCTGGCAGCCCATTATTACGAGAACCGGCTGGAGCAGACCGTCGGCGGCGGCGCGATGCCCTTCGGGATCGCAGCCCTGACCGACCGCTGGCGCATGCTGCGGCTGACACCGGGGAGCGCGTGATGGCGCGGTCGCCGATCCTGAGCCGCCGCCTGGTGCTGGAGGTGCCGGTGCAGGTCGCCGATGGTGCCGGAGGCTTTTCCGAAACCTGGGTGACCCGCGGCACGCTGTGGGCCGAGGTTGCCGTACGCAGCGGGGGCGAGCAGGTCGGCGAAGAGCTGGCCTTGTCGCGGGTGCTGTACCGGATCGTGGTCCGCGGCGCGCCTCCGGGCGCGCCGGAACGGCCCGTCGCCGGTCAGAGGTTCCGCGAGGGACAGCGGCTCTTCCGCATCCGTGCGGTGACCGAGCATGACGCGCGCGGGCACTATCTGGCCTGCCTTGCCGAAGAGGAGTTGGCGGCATGAGCTATGGCATGGCGGCCGCCTTGCAGGCCGCGATCTTTCAGCGGATTTCGGGGCATGCTGCCGTGTCCGCGATCGTGGGCGAGGCGGTCTATGACGCCGTGCCCGCGGGCCGTCTTCCGCCGATCTATGTAAGTCTCGGACCGGAAGAGGTCCGCGATGCCTCCGACAAGGGCGCAAACGGCGCGCTGCATCTTGTGACGATCTCGGTCGTCAGCGAAGAGGCCGGCTTCGCCCGGGCGAAGGCCGCTGCCGGAGCCATTTCCGATGCCCTGACCGAGGCGCCGCTGGCGCTGGTTCGGGGCAGGGTGGTCGGACTTTGGTTCGACCGCGCCCGCGCCCGACGTGTCGGCGCGCAGGATCAGCGCCGCATCGACCTGCGGTTCTCCGTCCGGGTCGAGGACGATTGAATGACATACCTGGAGTACGCGAAATGACGGCGCAGAACGGCAAGGATCTTCTCATCAAGGTCGATATCTCGGGCGCGGGAGACTTCTCGACCTTTGCGGGTCTGCGGGCCTCGCGCATCAGCTTCAACGCCGAGCCGGTGGACGTGACCAGCCTGGAAAGCCAGGGCGGGTGGCGCGAGCTCTTGTCGGGCGCGGGGGTCAAGTCGGCCGCTATCACCGGATCGGGCGTCTTCAAGGATGCCGAGACCGACGCTCGCGCCCGCGAGGTCTTCTTCGAGGGTCTGATGCCGGTCTTCCAGCTGGTGATCCCGGACTTCGGGATTGTCGAGGGACGGTTTCAGGTCAGCAGCCTGGAATATGCCGGCAGCCACAATGGCGAAGCCACCTATGAAATGACGCTTGCTTCGGCCGGTGTCCTCAACTTTACGGCGATGTAAGCATGCCAAACCCCCATGCAGGCGAAGTCGCGCTGATGGTCAACGGAGAACGGCAGGTTCTCAAGCTTACGCTTGGTGCCCTGGCCGAGCTGGAGGCGGCGCTGGGCGCCGACACCCTGCTGACCCTGATCGAGCGCTACGAGGAAGGGCATTTCGCGACGCGAGACGTGATTGCGCTGTTGCTGGCCGGGCTTCGGGGAGGCGGCTGGAAGGGCACGACCGCCGACCTTGCCGAAGCCGATATCGGCGGCGGTCCGATCGCCGCGGCCCAGGCCGCCGCGCAGCTTTTGGCCCGGGCCTTCACCTTGCCGGAGGCAAAGCAGGATGGGCTTTGACTGGGGCGGCCTGATGCGGGCGGGCATTCGCGGTCTCGGTCTGAGACCCTCCGAGTTCTGGGAGCTCACACCCGCGGAACTGATGTTGATGCTGGGGGCCGAAGGCGGGCCTGCCCCCATGAGCCGTGCGCGGCTGGAGGAACTGGCCCGCGCCTTTCCGGATAAACTGAGGGACGAAGGATAGGCCATGGCCGAGCCTGAGGATATCGAGGCTTTCGAGGCGCAACTGAACGCGCTGGAGACGACCTTGGGGGGAGCGAGCGGTACGGCCGCGGCCTTCGAGGTGGAACTTGTGCGGATGCGGGACTCGCTGACGCTGACGAACCGCGAGGTCAGTTCGTTGTCGAATGCCATCGGTCGCGGCCTGAGGGGGGCTTTCGACGGGCTGGTCTTCGACGGAATGAAACTGTCGGATGCATTGAAGTCGGTCGCGAACTCGGTTGCGAATGCGACCTATGCTGCGGCGGTCAAGCCGGTGCAGAACCAGCTGGGCGGCCTGCTTGCCGGCGGTATCGAGGGGCTTCTGGGCGCCGCACTTCCCTTTGCCAGGGGCGCGCCCTTCTCGCAGGGGCGGGTCATCCCCTTCGCCTCGGGCGGCATCGTCGGCCAGGCGACCTATTTCCCGATGCGGGGCGCGACCGGACTGATGGGCGAGGCGGGGCCGGAAGCGATCCTGCCGCTGTCCCGCGGGGCCGATGGCCGGTTGGGGGTCCGGTCGGACGGGAGCGGGTCGTCGCGTCCGATCCAGATCGTCATGAACATCAGCACGCCTGACGTGCAGGGCTTCGCGCGCAGCCAAAGCCAGATCGCGGCCGAAATGAGCCGCCTGCTGTCGCGCGGCCAGCGAAACAGGTGAAGGAGGACAGAGCCCATGGCATTTCATGAAGTCCGCTTCCCGGCCAATCTGAGTTTCGGGTCGGTCGGCGGTCCGGAGCGCCGAACAGAGATCGTGACGCTGGCCAATGGTTATGAGGAACGCAACACCCCCTGGGAACATGCGCGGCGGCGCTACGATGCCGGTGTCGCAATGAGTTCGCTCGACGATGTCGAGCAGTTGGTCGCCTTCTTCGAGGCACGGCGCGGCCAGCTTTACGGATTCCGCTGGAAGGACTGGTCCGACTACAAGTCTTGCCGTCCGTCGGGCGAGGTTGGTTCCGGCGATCAGGTGATCGGGATCGGCGATGCCGACACCGTCCAGTTTCAGTTGAGGAAGACCTATGCTTCGGGCGGCCAGTCCTATGTGCGCCCGATCGCCAAGCCGGTGGCCGGTACGGTGACCGTCGCGGTCGACGGACGCACGTTGTTCGCCCCGGTCGATTTCGGCGTCGAGGCCTCGACCGGGATCGTGACGCTGGCCGAGCCCCCGGCGATGGGCGCGGTGGTGACCGCCGGGTTCGAGTTCGACGTGCCGGTGCGGTTCGATACCGATCGGATCCAGACCTCGGTCGAGAGTTTCCGGGCGGGCGAAGTGCCTTCGGTCCCGGTCGTGGAGCTGCGGATCTGATGCCGCTCTCGGCGACATTTCAGGCCCATCTGGAAAGCGGCGCGACGACGCTTGCCAGGGCCTGGGCGCTGACGCGCCAGGACGGCGTGGTCATGGGCTTTACCGATCACGACCGCGATCTGGCCTTCGCGGGCATCACCTTCCGCGCCGATACCGGCATGACGGCACGGGCGCTGAGCCAGACCACCGGCCTTTCGGTCGACAACTCGGCGGCCGTGTCGGCGCTGAGTTCGGAGGCGATCACCGAAGAGGACATTTCGGCCGGGCGCTATGACGGCGCGGCGCTGAGGATCTGGATGGTGAACTGGCGCGATCCCGTCCAGCATGCGCTGATCTTCACCGGCACGCTGGGCGAGATGACCCGGACGGCCGGGGCCTTCGAGGCCGAATTGCGCGGTCTGGCCGAGGGGCTGAACCAGCCGCAGGGTCTGGTCTATCAGGCGCCCTGCGGGGCGGTTCTGGGCGATGCGGCCTGCCGCTTCGACACCGCTCATCCCGATTTCTCGACTGTCGTTCCTGTGGCAAGCGTGACCGGACGACGCCTGTTCCGGATCGCCGGACTGTCGGGCTTTGCTCCGCGCTGGTTCGAACAGGGGCGACTTGAGGTGGTGTCGGGGCCAGCGGCGGGGCTGGTGGGCGCGATCAAGGGAGACCGCGAGGAAAGCGGTGTCCGGGTGATCGAGCTCTGGACCGAGATCCGCGGCACCGTCCTGGCGGGCGACACTCTGCGGCTGGTCGCGGGCTGCGACCGGCGGGCAGAGACCTGCCGGGACAAGTTCGATAATTTCCTCAACTTCAGAGGGTTTCCGCATATTCCGGGCGAGGACTGGCTGATGAGCTATCCGACCCGCTCGGGGCTGAACGACGGGGGAAGTCTGAAATCATGACCATCATGGGAGAACGCGCCGCCAATGAGGCGCGCCGCTGGATCGGGACGCCCTATCGGCATCAGGGATCGGTGCGCGGCGCCGGGGCGGATTGCCTCGGGCTTCTGCGCGGTGTCTGGCGGTCGCTTTACGGTCGCGAGCCGGAAGAGGTGCCGCCCTATACGCCGGACTGGTCCGAGCCTCAGGGCGAAGAGATCCTGTGGCGCGCGGCCGGGCGGCATCTGATCGCCAAACCGCTGGAAGAGGCTGCCGAGGGCGATGTGATCCTGTTCCGGATGCGCGACGACACTGTTGCCAAGCATCTGGGCGTTCAGGGTCGGGTCGACGAGGCGCCGAGTTTCATCCACGCCTATTCGGGGCGCGGGGTGGTCGAAAGCTCGCTTTCCCAGCCCTGGGCGCGGCGGATCGTGGCCCGCTTTGCCTTTCCCGAGGGGATCTGACCCATGGCGACGATCGTTTTGTCGGCGGCCGGAGCCGCGGCCGGCTCGGCGCTGGGCGGGTCGGTTCTGGGGCTGTCGAGCGCGGTTCTTGGACGGGCCGTGGGCGCCACGCTGGGCCGGGTAATCGACCAGCAGCTTCTGGGCAGCGGATCGCAGGCGGTCGAGACCGGCAAGGTCGAGAGGTTTCGCCTGACCGGCGCCAGCGAGGGCGCGGCCGTCGGCCGGCTATGGGGGCGGTCGCGGGTGGCGGGTCAGGTGATCTGGGCCTCGCGCTTTCGCGAGACGGTCAGCACGCATGGCGGCGGAAAAGGCGCGCCGAGCAAGCCCAAGGTCAAGGAATACAGCTATTCGGTCAGTCTGGGGATCGCACTCTGCGAGGGCCAGATCGCCCGGGTCGGCCGGATCTGGGCCGATGGCGCCGAGATCGAGCCGCAATCCTTGACTCTGCGCGTCTATGACGGGTCCGAAGACCAGCTGCCCGATGCGCTGATCGAGGCGGTCGAAGGGCCGGGCCGGGCTCCGGCCTATCGCGGCATCGCCTATGTGGTAATCGAGGACATGGAGCTTGCGCGCTTCGGCAACCGCGTGCCGCAACTGTCCTTCGAGGTCGTGCGGCGGGCGGCGGGAACGACGGACGATCTGCCCGCGCTGGTGCAGGGCGTGTCGCTGATCCCGGGCACCGGCGAATATGCCCTGGCGACAACGCCGGTTCATTTCTCTTACGCGCCGGGGCAGGCGGTATCGGCGAACGTCAATTCGCCAAGCGGCAAGACCGACATCGCCACATCGCTTGACATGCTGCAGGGCGAATTGCCCAACGTGGGCTCGGTTTCGCTGGTGGTGAGCTGGTTCGCTTCGGATCTGCGCGCGCCGATCGCGCGGCTTCGGCCGAAGGTCGAACAGACCGACTTCGACGGCAACCCTATGCCCTGGCGGGTGGCGGGTCTGAGCCGGAGCGCGGCCGAGATCGTGCCCCATGTCGACGGGCGACCGATCTATGGTGGCACACCTGCCGATGCCAGCGTGATCGAGGCGATCCAGGCGCTGAAGGCGCGCGGTCAGGCCCCGGTTTTTTACCCGTTCATTCTCATGGACCAGCTGCCGGGCAATGCGCTGATCGACCCTTATACGGGCGCGGCAGGTCAGCCGCCCTTGCCCTGGCGCGGCCGCATCACGCTGAATTTCGCTCCTGCCCATCCCTTCACCACGGATGGCACGCGGTTCGCGGAAGACGAGGTTGCGCTGTTCTTCGGCACGGCACGGCCGGAGGATTTTGCGGCCTCGGGACAGAGCGTTGCCTATGCCGGAACCGATGACTGGAGCTATCGACGCTTCATCCTGCACTATGCCCATCTTTGCGCGTTGGCGGGGGGCGTGTCGGCCTTCTGCATAGGGTCCGAGCTGCGCGGTCTGACGACGATCCGCGGCGGGTCCGGGCGGTTTCCGGCGGTCGATGCGCTGCGTGCGCTGGCCGGGGATGTGCGCGCCATCCTCGGGCCCGGCTGCAAGATCGGCTATGCCGCCGACTGGAGCGAGTATTTCGGCTATCACCCCGAGACCGCTCCGGGCGACGTGCATTTCCATCTCGATCCGCTCTGGGCGGACCCGGCGATCGGCTTCATCGGGATCGACAACTACATGCCCCTGTCGGACTGGCGCGACGGCGACGATCATGCCGATGCCGCCTGGGGCGCGATCCACGATCTGGACTATCTGCGCGCGAATATCGAGGGCGGCGAGGGGTTCGACTGGTATTATGCCTCGCAGGCCGCCCGCGATGCGCAGATCCGAAGCGCGATCACCGACGGCGCTCATGGCGAGCCCTGGGTCTGGCGCTACAAGGACATCCGCAGCTGGTGGCAGAGCGCCCATCACGACCGGATCGATGGGGTTCGCAGCGCGACGCCGACGGCCTGGGTTCCGCAATCGAAGCCGATCTGGTTCACAGAACTCGGGTGCCCGGCGGTCGACAAGGGGACCAACGCGCCCAACCTTTTCAGCGACGCGAAATCCTCGGAAAGCGCGTTGCCGCCATATTCGACTGGCGCGCGCGACGACCTGATCCAGCACCAGTATCTGCGGGCGCTGCTGGGCTATTGGGCCGACCCGGCGGTGAACCCGGTTTCGCCGCTTTACGGCGGGCCGATGGTGGATCTGTCGCGGGCGCATGTCTGGGCCTGGGACGCGCGGCCCTATCCGCAGTTTCCCGGGAACCGGACGCTTTGGTCGGATGGCGACAATTACGGGCGTGGGCACTGGCTGAACGGGCGTGCTTCGGCGCAGGCTCTGGATGCCGTAATCCGCGAGATCTGTACCGCCTCGGGGGTGACCGATCTGGACGTGTCCGATGTCTACGGGCTGGTCCGGGGCTATGCGGTCAGCGATCTGGCCGGGGCGCGGTCGGCGTTGCAGCCCCTGATGCTGGCTTTCGGCATCGAGGCGGCCGAGCGCGATGGCCGGATCGTGTTTTTCAATCGCGACGGGCGGGCCGGGGTCGTCCTCGACCCCGCCGATCTGGCCCGGACCGGCGATCTGGCCGGCGATATCGAACACAGCCGGACCCCGGGGGCCGAGACCGCCGGGCGGGTGCGCCTGTCCTTTGTCGAGGCCGACGGCGCCTATGAGACCCGGGCGGCCGAAGCGATCTTTCCGGACGAGGCCAGCCGGTCGGTCTCTGTCAGCGAAGTGCCGCTGGTTCTGACGGCGGCCGAGGGGCAGGCCGTCGTCGAGCGCTGGCTGTCGGAATCGCGGGTGGCGCGCGATCGGGTGCGGCTGGCCTTGCCGCTGTCGACGCTGTCCGTGGGGGCGGGCGATGTGATGCAGTTGCCATCCGGCGACTACCGGATCGACCGGGTCGATCTGGCCGATACGCGGCAGATCGAGGCAGTGCGGGTCGAGCGGGGACTTTACCTGCCGCCGCGCTTCGAGGATCGCGGCGTGGCCCAGGCCGCGTTTGTTGCGCCGGTGCCTGTGCATGCGGTTTTCCTGGATTTGCCGCTTCTGACCGGCGAGGAAGTACCCCATGCGCCCCATGTCGCGGCGGTCGCGACCCCCTGGCCCGGTACGGTCGACGTCTACACGGCGGTCGAGGATGCGGGCTACACGTTGAACGCGACGCTCGACCGGTCCGCAGTGATCGGTCTGACCGAGACGCCGCTTACGGCAGCCGAACCCGGCCGTTGGGACCGGGGGCCCGCGCTTCGGGTCAAGCTTGCGGCGGGCAGTCTCGCCTCGGTCGGCGAGGCCGATCTGTTGGCCGGGGCCAATGTCGCGGCGATCGGGGCGGGCGGACCCGGGGGGTGGGAGGTATTCCAGTTCGCCGAAGCCGAACTGATCGGGCCGCGAACCTACGAGCTGAGGCTGAGGCTTCGCGGGCAGGCCGGGACCGAGGCCGACATGCCCGAGATCTGGCCCGTGGGAAGCACCGTCGTGCTGCTTGATGCGCGGGTGCCGCAGATCGCGCTTGCCGCGTCGGCGCGGGGGCTTGCGCGGCATTACCGGATCGGCCCCGGGACGCGGGCCTATGACGACCCGAGCTACGACCATGTCCGGCTGGCCTTCGACGGGATCGGGCTTCGGCCCTATGCCCCCTGTCATCTTAAGGCGGTGCGAGCGTCCGGCGGCGATCTGAAGCTGAGCTGGGTACGCCGCACGCGGGTGGACGGCGACAGTTGGGCCTCGTTCGAGGTGCCGCTGGGCGAAGAGCGCGAGCTTTATTCGGTGCTGGTGAAGTCCGGCGAAGGTGCGGTGCTGCGGACCGAAACCGTCGCCGCAACAGGCTGGACCTATACCGCGGCCATGCAGGCGGCAGACGGGACGACAGCGCCCTACGCGCTCGAGGTGGCGCAACTGTCCGACCAGTTCGGACCCGGACCCTATCGGAGGATCGAGATCGATGGCTGA